AGTCGATGGCTCCAGCCGGATCGTGACTGGCTCTTCCATAAACGCCAATTCGTCCAGATAATCCTGTTGATGCGTCCGCTCAGTCAGCACGACATCGCCGTCATACGTGGACGGGTCAGTAATCGGTGGCAACTGCTCGATCGGCATAGTATCGCTGTGAAGTTCTTGACGCGGCATTTGGTGCTCCGAGATAGAGAAATGACGAGGCCGCACACGACGACGGCCTCGTCTGCTCATCAGCTAGCCTGCGGCCGGTTAGGAAGCTGACATACGTTCTGGAACGTCGAAGCGCTGACGCCAGATGCCGTCCACGAGCTTGTCCCAGGCGTCCACGCCGCCGCAGACGGCGCGGTGCGGACGACGGTATAAGCAAGCGGGCAGAAGTCAGCCGGCAGTGCCGGGAACTGCGGTTCATAAAGCAGCGCCCCCACAGTCGTAGTGACGCCGGTCAGGGTAGAGATAATCGGCCCCTGACACATCTTAATGGCGCCGGCCAGGTTCTGCCCAAGCACGATGCAGCAAGTCTGGTTCGGCGCCAGCGCTACGAATGCAGCGCCCGTAGTCGCATCCGTCGTCGGAGTTGCGGTGGCGGTCTGCGCGGCCAGCGTAGTGGCGAATTTACCGTTGATCACACAAGTTGTCGTGACAGTGGTGGTGTAAGTGCTGGTGGTACCAGCGACCATAGCGGCGCTCACCATGTTCTGCGTGACGCCGCTATCGAAGTTCAGATTGTTAGCCATTGGTCAAGTGTCCTTTCAGAGCAGCACGGTTGGGTCAAACGGACCCAACGGACTGACATAGACGGTGGTGGCGGTGTCTAGCGGCGTTGTCCCGCCAGTGAATGCAGAGGCGTAGGTAAGGATCAGAAAGCCCACCAAGGCCTTGCCTTGGGGGAACTGCGGCGGAACAACCGCTGCCAATGTCGCTCCTGGCGTGCCAGCAGCAACAGTGACCGTTCCTGCGCTGTCCACAAAGAAGTAGACGGTGCAGAAACTTCCAGCACCAACATTGATCCCCGTCAAAGCCGGCATATCAGTAGACGCCGCGATCTTTACCAAAACGCCTGTGACGCTAGCGTAGAAGTCAGCAGCGCCGGTTTTCGCCAGCGTGCTTCCCCCCGCCTTGATCACAAGTCCAGCACTCGTCAGTGGTTGAGACGAATACCGATCACCGATCGGATTGATGATGGTTTGCAGGAACCTGGCGTCTTTGACGTTCGACAGGCCCTGTAGGTATCGACCTATGGTATCGAGCATTGAATTTCTCCCTCACTCGATGATTTTAGGTCAGCACTTTCGAGCCGACGTTGCCGACTGCCATCCAGCCCTGATTCTCGATCATGATGGCCTTCCACCAGATCGTCCCGGCGTAGCCACGCTGGCCAAGCGGGTCCGACTTCGACTTGTCGCCAGGCGACATGAACGTGGGTGACAGGCCATTCAGCCCACGCACCGCGATCTGCCCCCAGGCGTCCTGCGCCGTGACGATGAAGGGGTAGACATCGATTGACGTGCCGGTGGTGGAGTAGAGGCCAGTAGCGCCGATCGCAGCGCCACCATCTTGGATCGCGGGCAGATCCGGGGACGTGATGAACCGGAACCGCTCGCACTTGCCGATTTCGTTCGGCATCGGCGTGCCACTGGCATACGCCTCTGACGGGACGAAGTTCGGCAAATCACGAATGTCAGGCTCAAGATCGGTATGGCAATAGACCGTGTAGCCTTCCGCCACCGGATCGGTCGCGAAATTCGGCCCAGCCTTCAGTACCTTGTTCACCGGCTTGCCGTGGTTCGCCTGTAGGTTCTTGGCGATCTTGCGGATCATACCAAGCGTCAGGCCGCCGTTAACGGTCGCAACCGACGTGCCGGCGCCACCATAGTATTGATTGGTGCAAGCCCGCAGTGCGCCCCATGCGATCATCTCGTTGACGAACGTCACACGCTCGCCAATCTGCTCGATCATCGCCTTGGGGATGTCATCTTCGTACAGGTCATAGGTAACGTCGGTGAACCCGTAGAGGCACGAATACTGCTGCACGACAACGGTGATATCCAACGGCACGATGCTGTCGGGCGGCGGAGTGACGCCTTCCGAAGTCTGGTGCGCCTGGACGATGACATTGCCTCGGTCGCCAGTGCCGTTCTGGAAGAACTGGTTCTGGCTCGATGCGGTGGTAGCAGTTGCGCCATATGGCAACCAACGGCGAGCGACGTAGGTCTTGCTGTTGTTGCGCGGCATCGGAATCTGCCGCCCAGCCTTGCCGAGTACTTCGAGAGGCACGGCGTGAGCAAGGATCTCGCCCTTGAACTTGTTAATTCTACCCGGAGTTAGGTCGAAGTTTTGCATAGGCATCGGATTTGTCCTGTGAAGGGGATTGCGGGGTTTGGATTTTCATGTCGCAACCGTCGTCACAGGGCGTCGGTTATAGGCGCGGGCCGAAGCACGCGTCGTAGTCGTAGGCGCTTAGGCTAGCCCCGCGCGCTGCGGAAACCAGCCTCCAACTCGTCGTTGTCGCTATTGCTTGGAGCGGGTGCCGCTCCGTCACCTTTCGGCTGTACTGCTGCGCGGAACCTATCGGCACGCTCTTGCGGCTTTGCGGGCGGCGCTGACGCGGACCTTGGTGCCGTACGTGTTTCGCGCCGAAACAGAGCGATTGACCGCTGGATAGCGGCAGCCGACTCCGTTTCGTTGATACGGCGTTGATATTCCGCATCCTTCGTGCCGAGCCATTTCCGAAACTCGTTGCTCGGATCAGGCTGCGCCTTCGTCACATCCACCGCACCGACGATAGTGCGCCAGTCCGGATATGTGTCTTCAAGACCTTCCATCTCTTTCTTGGCGATGAAGCCAGCCATAACCTTCTCAATCTTGCCGTCATCGATGTCATTGGCATCAAGCTTCAGGCCAGATAGAGCCGCCTCAAGAGCGGCGCGGTTATGCTCGGCAAGTTCCGGAAAGTCTCTCGCCATCGCCTCAAAAGCTGTCTTCGGTACCTCGAACTTACGCGTCGGTGCTGGCGCGTCTTTCCGAGACTCCGCGATTTGCTTTTGGAGGTTACCAATCGTGCCGAACGCCTTCGACAATTGGGCGTCGTAGGATGCCGTCTTTCTGGCGGCGGCCTGAACTTCAGCCCAGTCTGCGGCAGTTACCTGCACATACTCTGGCTTATCCGGCTTTCCCTCTGCCGTTGCGGTCGCCTTGTCAGGTGCCGCTGGCTCAGCCTTGGCCGGTTTCGCTGTAGCCTTCGCGCTCGGCTTCTCGGAAAATCCGGACGCGAAGTCGTCTTGCTCCTGCGCTGTCTCAGTGGCAGCGGTATCGTCTTCTGGTGGCATGTAGGTTTCTCCAAGCAGTCGCCTTACGGTGACTGGTCCTCGTTTCCGGTCACGAATGGCCGGTCATTCCCCAGGGCTATTAGATCCCTAAGGGCTTTGATTTCACCGCGTAAGGCTGCTGTCTGCATCTTGGATAGCGCGCTGTCGTTTTGCTTGCGCTTTGCATCAAGACGCTCTTCGAGATGAGCTTTCAGCCGCAGCCATAGGCCCTGCGCCCTGTCGTTCTCAGAAAGATGGAACGGCTCAATCATAGATGTAATAGATACTACCCTGTATCTCGACATCGCAGCCGCAGAGGCCAGCATGATCCATGTGGCAGAGTATATAGGAGCCGACTGGCACGACGATATTAAGGTTGTCACGAGAAACATTCTGGTTAACGGCGTTGCCGTTGACCCCCTTTAGGATCATCGACATAAGCGAACCGCCCCCATTAAAGCCGCCGCCACCCCCGATATGGCTGGGGTTATCCATGATCTGAGTGCCCCAATCACTCGCTGTAAAAGTGCCACCGCTCATATAGTCCTGCCCAGAACCTTGTGTGAACGGACGACTCGGGCACACCTGGACCATGAAAAGCACCTGATTAATACCAGGCGATGTGACACTTGGAGCAAATGAACAGGACATCTGGACGTTAGTGATAGTGATATTACGCGTCACAGGGATGAAGCAGTTGGCGCCGTTGTTAAGGGCTAAGCACAATTCCCATCCAAGATTAAGACTCGGCATGTCAGCGTCTCTCAATTATAACCATAACCCGCAATCGCAGCCGTCGCCGTAGAGTTGACCGACACCGGGCCATACGTCGGCGGAATATTGAAGATCACGTTCTGCGCCACGCACACCGTATCGCCCGACGACGCCACTCCCGCAGTGCCCACCAGGTTTACGCACAGGCCGGCGGCGTTGGATGTCACAACAAACCCACCGCGACGCGCATTGCCGGCCGCCAGCGCCACCACAGCCGTGCTGCCAACCGCTATCGCCTTAACATCGAGCGTGATGATGTTGACCGAGCCAGGCACTACAACGGTGTCAGCTAACGCAGGGAATGCGAACGCTACCAGCATCGCAGCAGTCAAAATTTTCATTGTGATCCTCACGCCATCGCCTTCTCAACCGCTTCTAGCTGCCGACTACGCGCCGACCGTAGCGTCGCCAACTCTTCCTCCGTAAGATTCCCCACGCAGGCAATTCCGTCAGCACCGACAACCGCAATCTCGGCATACCCAAGCACATCGCACATCATCCGACCGCACCGTGAACACCAGCCGCCTTCAAAAGGATGACCGGCGATTATCACTGCGGCGGTCCAGCTTGTGAAAAGGCGCGCCCGTTCCCTGCCCGTCCCGGCACCTGTGCCGCCGGCTTTGGCATTTGTGGCTGCGGATTGCGATGCTTGTGCAGATCAATCGCGTTATTCGTCGCGTTCAACTCACGCTCCGTATTCAACTCCATCGTGGTCTTGGCAAGCTGCACCTTAGCCGCATCGAGGCTGATCCCGCGCTTGGTCGCATAATCCATCAGCGCGCGCTGATGCTCCATGTCCATCTTATGCGCCTTCAGCGTGGCATCCAGATGCGTCTGCTGCTGATCGACCTGAACCCTCCCGACCTCCAGCGTATGCGCTGCGGCGGCGATCTGCTGCTCAGCCTGCGCATTCTGCTGATCAATCGGCTGCTTCATCACGGCCAGTTTGATCTGGGCATCAGCAGCGATCTGAGCCGCCTGAACCGCAGGGGCTTGCGGCGGCGGTGCCGCCTCCATCTTCGCCTGATCTTCCTCGCTGTATTGGAATCTATCGGGGGTCATCTTTTTCGATTTGATAAACTCAGCCATAGTTTTCTTGGGATCAATCCCATAGGCTGGATTAACAGAAGCCTGCAACATCTGCCCGATGGTCTGATCCTGTATCGCCCGCTCCACTAGAGCAATACTCCCGTGCGCGTCGATCTGGAACTCGCCCTTTTCCTCGTTCGGCACATCGGGATCGAGCAGCAGCCATTCATAATACTGCCTTACCTTTGGCTCGGTAATGTTGTCGTCGAAGGTGTAACCGATGCTTCGCAGTAGCTGGTTGGCGTTGTTGTCCTGTAATTGGGTAGCGCCAAGGGTATCTGGCGTCGTGGCGCCCGACTGCCCCTGCGTGATGAGCGGAATGCTAGTGGTCTCCTCCGCGAAACGCTCACCCATCGTCACAATCTCGGTAAGCTGCTGCGTCGCGTTCGGAATTTCGATCGCCATCATCGCCTGGCGCACATCAGCCGGCCCGTCATTGGTCACGAACCAGATCTTGTCTGGTGTAACCTCCCAGCGTTCGTCAGCCGGCCGGATTGCCGCCTGATTGATGACCAACTGAATACCAGCACTCTTGCCAGCATTGTTCAGGAGAGCCCGCAGCGCAGCATTGGTGATCTTCTGCGGCGCCCGCATCTGCTCCGCCACACCAACGCCAGCCCAGGATTGCGGACGGCGCTGCCACGGCATGGAATGATACGGGAAATTACCGCTGTCTAGCGGGTTAATCGCAGCGCGCACCACGCTATCGTTAATCAGCGTGACGATCGCGTACATCTCTTCCGGTGGCTCGCCTGGCATCTGAGGGTGACCACCAGACGCCTGACTGATTGCCAGCATCTCGTCCCTGGTCAACGTGCCGTAGAAGTACCAAACGTCGAACCTATTCCTCTCCGCTGCCTTTTCATCGTTCGGGCGCCCCTCGGTCTTCGTGTTGATCTTGTTGGGGCCTTCCTTCAGCACCTGGTCAATCTGCGATCCGATATACCCCGGCAGCTTCTTTAACTCACGGACCTTCTTCGCGGACATGCTGTCACGCTCAAACACGTAGTCGCCTTCGTGAATGTTCTCGCCACACGCCGGGTCTGGATAGATGTTCCACGGATCGACCCAAACCGACGCCGGGACGATCTTCTCCTTGATCTCCAGATCTACGCCACCGTCCGGGCTATCCTTCAGAACCATGACGCGCTTTGAGGTGGGAATCGGACCTTTCAGGACACCAACGCCGATCCTGGCCGAGTCAGCAATCACCTTGCGCACTTCGGCGCGGAACTGCGTCTCCACCATCCAATCGTATATGCGCGTTTCCGCTGCCTTAGCCTTCTTCCTAGCCACCTCGATCTTCTCGATCGCCAGATCCTTGACCGTCAGAGGGACGCGAGGAGGCGCTGGAGACGCACCAGCAGCGGCTGGAGCGGGAGCGGCGGGCGGCATACCTGGCGGCGGCTGCACCGGGGCGGCGGCCACGGGAGCGCCAGGCGGGGGCTGGGGCGCGGCGGCCACGGGAGGCGGCGCTGGTGGCATCTCCCCCGGCGCCAGCGGTCGCGTCAGAGGCGCATTGCCCATGTCGCTATGCAGAACCTGGCTCTCGTCGTCCTTCGCGTCGATCAGTTCAGGAACCGGCATTTCCGAGAACGAAAAAGCTTTGTCGTCGGCCGGCAGCAAGATTTCACACAACTTCGCGGTGCCGGCGTCCACATACCGCGTGGTCAGGCGCAGGTAGACGGTCGATTTGTGCCCGGCATTCTGGCGCGTCCGACCCGTCGTGACAGGCGAATCAGGCGACAGCCCCTTCGACCAACGACCGGACCTGACTTCGCCACGGTTGGCGTCGTCAATGCCGTCGTAAGCCTCCTCACACTCCAGCCACGTCGTCTCAATGCCGGAACTCACGCGGGCACTCTTGGCTTCCTCGCGCTTGGCAGCGATCTCCGTGCCGATCGTGGCCAGCACGGTCGGGTCGAGGTCGAGGTGCGGCTTGATGATGTCCCGCACGTCGTCTGGCAGATCAGGGAGCGTGTCGCTCATTTATGTGGCTTTGTGTCCCAATGTGGTGCTAGAATGCACCCATGAACCCGATTGATGTCGCTCTTGTTTGCTTCGGCAGCATCTTAGCCGCCATCGTGGTGGCGCTCGTAATAGCGGCTGCAATCCACGACGCGCGCCATCCCAGCAAAATTACACACCATTGCAGGGTTAAGTTTCGCGGCAAAACCATCTTCGAGGGTGACTGGTAGTGAGTAAGCGCCAATCAGTGACATTCTCGGATCAGGCGATGGCTGATCTGAAAGCTAGAGCTAAGCTGCTTGGAATCTCCGTCTCCGATTTGCTTAGGCGAATAGTTGACGGATGGCGGCGAGAAGACGGCAGTCTCAGTCAATACGAGGTAACAAAATGGATCGATTCATACGGAACTTAGCGTTGGCATCGGCACTGACGGCCCTCGCCGCCTGCAACACCACCAGCGACGCCCAGGACGCGGCTGCGGCCTGTAGCGGCGTCCGAAGCGCTCGCGCCCACGACTACTGCGTGTCGAACTACGTGAATAACGCCAGGATCGGGCGTGACGCGGAGTGGAGCGCGGCCGGGTCCGCTTATCTCAGCAGCCAGTCTTACCGTCGCAGCCCAACGTGCATGAACATCGGTGGGATCGTGACGTGCAACTGACTGATGAAACAGTCGCTCGTGTCGCTAAGGCGATGTTTGACGTTCTGATCGCTGGCGATGGCCCCTACACGCTAGCGCAGGGGGGCGGACCAGAAAACGTCACGCTAGATGGCAGCTTCGATCTACGGGATCTCGCTATGGCGGCGATTATGGAGATTAACCCAGCATCCCCACTGACGGATCAGCGTTCTCATACGCCGCCACCACAGGCGCCGGCCGCTCGCCCTCGTTCCTAATCCGATCCACAATCTCAGCCAGCCCGCCAAACGCATCGCCAGCATGCGAATGCACATCGTGTGCCGGTGATGCTGGCTCACCAGTCGTGCGCGGCACAACGCGGTTGTAGCGCTTCAGCCGGTCCATCAAGTGCCCAGCACCCAGCAAC